ACACTCTTTCCCGCCACAATGCTCTCGCACAGCTACCGCAATGCCCAATCGTAATTCCTGACCGCAACAGCACTCGCCGGCCCCAACCTCACCTCGACCTCACCATAGCCATAAGCCAGCTCGACATCCGGCATGGTCTCAGGCCAACCTGTCTTCGCTCGCAGATCGATCGCCCCTGGCAACCTTCTCTCAGTATCCGCCGCCTCTAAGAAGAAACCCATGAGCCCATCCACCCCGCCACAATGCTCTCGCACCGCCGCCGCAATTTTCTTCTCAATCATTCTACCCCCTATTTCCAGGTCATCCGATACCGCATACCGCATTCTCTTAGAGGAATGCGGTAAATGCGGTAGTTCATCGGCATTTGCGGCTACCGCATTTGCGGTAGTTTGCGGTAGTTTGCGGTAGTACATAAATGTCACACATTTGGTCTTTCCCAGACATCAAACGAGCAAGAATTAGCGTGTGGCGAATTCCAAATCGACACAGCCAGCATTCGGTCAGGACTTCCGCCGCGTTGCAGATAGTCTTCGCGCCAACTGCAATTGATGAAACGAGATGGCCTATGCCGTTTCCATTGTTCAAGCCCGCGCCGGCATGCCCACATGCGTTCAGGACACACCAACGCCATGCGCTCCACGCCAATATCAAAGGCGTGGTCAATAAATTGCCTTATCACCTTAAATGGCGGATTGGTAACCAAGGTGCTACACGGCGCTTGATCAAAATTAAAAAAATCCTGCCCGGTAACAATATCGCCGCTTAAAACGTCGTAGTTGTGCGAGCCCATTAGGCTAACCAGCCGCCCGTCACCGGCACACGGCTCCCAGACTTGTTCAACGTCCCACAGCTCGTGCAAAAGCATCACTGCCATTGTCATAGGCGTTGGGTAAAAATCGTTAGCGTTGCGCATTATTCCAACACCCATGCCATGTGATCCTTGTATCCAACGAATTCATCGCCAATGAGACTGTCGGCAGCGCGCCGGAAGTTCGTCCACTTGTGCTTCTGCTCGCCACTCATCATGGCGAACGCGGCATCCTTCCAATGATCCTCATCGACAATCACACCACGAGAATCGTTGACCGCCCTGCCGTGATCCACGAGGGCATTTTGCAGCGCTTTCACCAGCGTCTTCTGCATCGCTCCCCGTGGCCGCTTCCGCTTCTTTCGCTTAGCCACATCAGACGTCACAACCACACACGAGGTAACGTCTTTGCCCCGCGAATTGACCCCAAGCGGCACAACATCTAACCCAAACCCGAATTCGCCCTCAATCTCAAGATCCCGCTGCTTGGTGACCTTAGCCAATGAGACACCATCGCCCCCGCTCACCTCGATCTCGGTGTCTGTCGCCGCACGCAGTGAGCTATGCCCGCGCGCACCCCTGGCTTCATCCTTACCCGTATGATGCACGAGCATGACATGCGCACGCGCCTGCTCCCGAATTCGGTCACAATTGGCAATGAGCGCCCCCATATCCTCCGACGCATTCTCATTGCCCCCAGCAATCACCCGCGCCAGGGTGTCCAGCACAATCATGCCGGCACCTTTCACTTTCGCCGTATTGATCAACCGCTCCACCGCCTCGGCATCATTGAGTAAATTAACCGCCACCGGGATCACATAGAACGGCAGCCGCTCAGCGACCTCATAGTGCTTGCGGAACGCCGCCACCCGATTGCGAATGCCAAAGCTCCCCTCGGCCGCCACATAAAGCACCGGCATTTGAGAAACCTCACGATCCCGCCACGCCCAACCCATGGCAACATGCATAGCCAGGTCCGCTGCAAAGAAAGTCTTACCAACATTCGAAGGCCCATAAACCACCGACATCGAGCCAGCAATTAGCACGCCCTCGACAAAGTCATCAGACGACAGCACCGGCGTAATGGTATCGGCATCAAGCGTCTCATAGACGAAGTCGGCATCCACCTCCTCCGCATCGAACTCGCCAAACGCCTGGCACGCCGCAACGACATCGCCACCACCCGCCGCCATCCAATCCGACACATCCGACTTCGCCGGCATATCCGCACACAACGGCGCATACCGCACGCTGCGCGCAACACCCACCAACGCCGCACACGTTTTCTCGGCGCCGCGGATCCCGGCCACATCATTGTCCGGCACCACGTACACATCGCGATCGCGAAAGTATTGCAGCGCGCTCGGCTCCCAAGTCTTCTGAGCCCCGCCGCATTTCGTCGTCGCCACATAGCCCGCAGCTCGCAGCGCATCGACGTCCTTCTCGCCCTCAACAACAATCACGTAGTCAGAACTCAAAATTTCGGTCACACGGTACGGCAGCCGCTCAATGCCATCCATGCACCCAGATCCCTCGCGCCACCCACTACCGGCCGGCACGCGCGGGCGGAAGTCCTTTGGCATAAAACGGCAGACCTGGTAGCGCAGCACACCATCGAGATCGACATAGTCGTACTTATCGACAACCATGCGCACCGCATTTGGCGCTAGTTCGATCTTCTTTTCCTCAAGATGCCCGCCGCTCCACTCCTCAAAATCGAACCATTCACCAGTCTCACGGTTCACCGACTTTGAGCCCTGCGAGCCAAAGCGCAGCTCCACCGCATTGCTCAAGCGCGCATTGGGCTCACCCCAACGCTCGCGCGCTTGCTGCTCAATGCTCATCGTATTGGTGACAACCCGAACGGATCTTCCGCTTCAAAGGCCGCTTCCAATTTTCGGTCATAATCCGGCCGCACCTCGTGTAGCCGCGCAACGACACACTGTAGAAACACAAGCCACTCTTCCTTCGACAGCGCCGCCAGGTCACTCTTGCCCAAGCTCTCCAGGTACTCGCCACCCGCCTGCCCACACTCCAGCAACATCTCATCCTCAATCGGCAACCAATCAGTCATGCCATTGCTCTCCCAATAATCGCGACACCGCGACCCACAAAACCAAACGTCCTCACCAACCCGCTTCACCATGCGCGGGCTAAAACCCCAGCCCCGCGCGCGCTGAAAGCACACCGGGCAAAACCGCAAACTACTCGGGGTCAATTTCTCTGAGCAAAACCTTTGTGACTTCGCTGTAGTCGTAGAAGTCGTCTAGCCGGTCGGCTAGTTCAGCTTTGACCCTGTCTGTGTTCAAGCGCCTTTGTGGGTCAGTCTTGACCTCGGCTTCAACAAAGGCTCCGCGCACGATGCCGCCTGTCTTTTTAATCTCAGCGGCTATCTCCTTCTCGCGCGCCTTCAACACCTTTATCTTGTCGCGCACTTCATCGAGCTGATCAGGAAGTGGCAGATTTGCGCCTTTAGATTTCTCAAACATCACCAATCCTCACCGTCGTTAGCTCATGCCCAAGCTCTTCCAGCACCGCTTCCAACGTCGTCAGGTTTGGATGGTTTCGCCCTTCCTCCAGGCATTGCAGCGCGCTCGCTGAGATCCCGGAACGCCGCGCCAATTCCTTCCTCGATATGCGCTTAGCCGCCCGCAGCTCACGCACGGTGATTGATATCCATGTGTCACGTTTTTTCATGCCTGCCTCACGCTTAAAACGTCAGCAAACGACATTGTAATTGCGCGGTTGATTTCGCTGTCAAAGACCTCAACCATGCGCGTCGTAAGGTCTCGGCCCGTGATCCGGCCGGCGCCTTTGTAAATCCCCACACCCCTAAGCGGCGCATCACTCAGATTTAATGGGCGTCCAAAAGTGTCAAGCATCGTGGAGGTTTCGAACTCACAATCGTAAAATTTTCCGGGTTCAATATCTGCAATATTCATTTTGTCTCCTTGGTTTCTTTACCCTTTAGTGGTGGTGGCGGCGTCTTCCTAATCCGCCAGGCGCTTGCGCGCATCCACGAGCCTTTGACCTGGCCGCGCTCAGTAGCCTCTGCGCGGTTTTCTTCCGATTGCAGGGTGAAGCCCGGCCGCTTATTCGCCATCGTCAGTCCACTCCTCATCACCACGCCGATATGAAATCGTGTTGGCAGCATCATCGATCGACACCACCTCACCGCTCACGAGTGCGGGCCGATAGCGCTGATCCGCGCACCCAGCATTTTGTTTTGAGAAATCGAGACCGTAATCGTGGCGCTGGCAGTGCCATGCGCCATGCTCTACAGGCTTCGACCACACGCATGTGCGGCAGTTGCGTGTCGGCGGCTTGCCCTCGTGACAAACGTCCGAGTACTCGCACCAGCGGCACATATAATAGTTAGGGTTCTCACTGATGCGATCTGGCACGCGGTCGCGCTCAAAGATTATCTGCCGCGCACGCTCAACATAGAACTCGGCTGCCTCGCGATTGAAGTCAGTACGCACGCTTGTCCAACGCCGCCCGCCTGCACTAGCGACAACGAGATACCCGCGCGTGCGTCCGCGATAGAGCATGTAGAGCTGATGCTGTGCGTAATATGTCTCATTCCAGGCGCGAAGCGTATTCTTTTCGCCCTCCTTCGCCTTGAGCTTTTCGAACTCGGCAAACCGCTTGTCCGACACGCACTTGACCTCAAGCACGTGCGGCGTCTTCGGCGCCTGGTGCAGCCCAAAGACCTCGCCATCCAGATGCCCGAGGAAGTGACCATCGTGGTCCTCGACCTCAATCTGCCGTCCGCTGTCCGGATCTCGATCGATCACGGTCACACCATCCGCCATGCGTAATCTATCGATCACGAGATCCTCAGTGCGATGCCCATCCTCAAAATTATAAAGCGTCAACGCCTCGAACGGCGCCGCCTCGATCAAGCTGTGTCTATAGGCTGGCTTGCGCGCACAGTCGCCGCTGGAACTCCCGCCAAGATACTGCCGAGATCCGCGCGAGGCCTCGCGCTTTTCGATCGCGCGATCTGCCGCTTCAAGCGTCGGATCTTTAAAATTCAATTCCACCATGTCCCACCTCCAAAAAGGGGGGCGGGCCGAAACCCGCCCCCAGTTGACTACGACCGCCAGGGAGCGTTCGCAGTCGGTGCCGGCGCCGCGGTGGGAAACGGCGCCGAGGGAGGAACAGGTGCCTGAGCTGCTTGCGCAACTTGCTGGGGCGCAGCGACAGACCCAACGCCGCTGTAACCCACGATAATGTTTTTGTCCTTATACCCGGCGGTGCCAGGCTCAATCTCAACGCGCACCATAAGAGGCTTCAGTAGCATCTCAGAGCTGTCCGCAATGCGGCCCTGTCCGATCGCGTTCGCAATTTGTTTGAGTGTACCGTTGGCTATCTCGACAGCGGACGGGTTGCTATTCCAAAGGTTAAGGCGATCCCAAATCGAGCCCTTGCCGTCGATCTTAACTTGAAGCTCTAGGTAATGATTGCCGGCCGTCGATTTGGACTCCTTGACCTCATCGGCCACGATCTCAGCCCGATACTCGCCAGGCTCAATGAGATCAAATCCGCCCGTGCTTTCTTGCACGGCGGACGCATCAAAATTTAGTGCCACCATCACGCGGCCTCCTTTTTGTTTGTGATTGAATTGACGAGGGCATCCCAACTCAGGGGCAGCTCGTCGGGTATCGTGTAGCGAGATTTCGCGACGAACGCTGGACGCTCCGCAGTCCGCAGCACCCGCTCGCCAGTACCGACGGCTACGGACTTCTTCCGCCCGAACCCGCCGTCCACCTCTTTAGTCGAGACGCGGTACGTGGCGAACCCAATCAGGTCGGCACTCTCCATGCAGACGTCAGACGCCTTGCGGTGCAGCTTGATCTCGTAACGGTCATAAGCCTCGCCGGCAGGATCTTCGAAGCGTTTGATGTGACTGTGCGCGAGCATGATCACCGCCATACCCTTGTTCTTGCGCAGGTGGTTCAACCCATCCAGGAACGAGCGCCAGATATCCACGGCATGGACATACCCTTTGCCGTATCCAAGATCCTCAATGCTGTTACATTTGTGAACTTGGCACACGCGCTGCCAGATGAGGGTCTCCAGCCAATCGAGGCTATCGACCACCACAGTCCCGTACTGATGGTCTTCCTTCGCCAACGTACCAATCGCAGTCTCAACGTCCTGGTAACTCTCAGCGACGGGGAACCGATCGGCACCAACGACGTCGGCACCATCTTCAGTCTGTATGAAAATCGGCGCCGGCGCTGACGCACCGAACGTCGTTTTGCCCACGCCCGCCGGACCATATAACAGCACACGAGGTGCCGACATGGTCGAGCCGGTAACAATAGATGACAAGCTAGTCATCGCGCTCTCCCTTTAACAATTGTGCAAAGAGGTCATCCTTCACGATCCAGAGCCGCTCCTTGCGATCGGCTCGGACGCAGACGACATCGCTGTCGTCCTGGTCAAATGCGTCGTATATATTTTTGAAGCCCGCCTTCCGCCGTTTGGCCTCGATGCGCAGGCCTTCCAGCACGATATCGCCGGCGAAGTCGTCACCGAGTTGCGCCTTGAACGCCCCCGATCCAAAGATCCGCCGGCAGTCAAAGCCCAGGCTCTGAGCCCAGAGGACAATTTCCCGCTCATGCTCATAGCCGCGCTGCTTGTTGCGGGCACCGCTCATGCGTCCCTCGCCAGTTGGTAGGCGCGGTGTAAATCATTTACGGTCACTCTTCCGCCGGTGACCTCATAGATGCGCGCGGTCATCGCAGCACCTGGGCGATGCGTGCCGTGGCACCAATGCGTGACGGCGGTTGGCGTGACACCGAAGAGCTTTGCAGCTTCAACGCGCGTCAAATTTCGGCGGGTGATCCAATCGGAGAAGAGCATAAATCATTACGTTTGGTTATCGATAATGACGTTTTTAACCTTAGTAAGTTTTTCTTGTCAAAAACCGTAATGACTAATAGGGTCAATTTTTGACCAACTGAGAGGCAGACATGGACGACAGTGAATTGATTGCTCAAGCCCACAGAACAAGAGATGGCATGCGCCGGCGCTCAAGGGTGTACCGCGATAACGGGTTGGAGCTAGAACCAATGTCGCACACAAATCTGTGGCGACACGCAACCAGGCTGATACATTTAATGGCGACCATGTCGCTGACGATCACGAAGCCATTGGCGCTAGGGCCAACGGTGAACGAGTGGCGGTATCGCAGCGAAAAAAGCCTGATTACCACGCGGTACATCATTGACGAATTTGCGGTAAGCCGTAAACCGCTTGGACAAACAGAATTTGTGCAGATAATGGCGGGCCGTGTATCTGAATCAACCATTAAAACAGTGCTGCGCGACGGGGTTGAGTTGAAGCTTTTACAGCGCGTTGACGGCGGATACATCCCCACGGCATTGATGATCGATGAGTTGTTCGAGCGCGCCTTACATAAAATTTTGCAGGCACCCGTTGTTGAGTTTTGTCGGTTTGTTGTAAACTTCCATGATTCGCGCGAAAACAATTTGAGACTATTGGAACTGGAAGAGCGCCAAGCACTCGCAACAGATAAAGAATTCACCATGCAAGAAAAATTATTTTACGAATGAGTTGGTCAATTTTTGACTAAAACCGGGCAAAAATAACCCTGCAAACAAGCTTGGAATGCCCTCACAGGGAAACACACTCATATGCGTAACAATATAAAAAGGCTTTGCGCAGAGAACGAAATGTCGATTTCCGAGTTAGCAAGGCGGCTCGAAATGAAACCACATACTCTGCGCAGATACACCAGAGTTCGACCAGACGGCGAGCAGGAAGCGCAGCCGTCGATCGAGTTAGCGACCAAAATAGCAGACACGCTTGGCGTGACTGTGGACAAGGTAATTGGTGTGGATCTTGGGATCACACCAGGTACAGGGCAGAGAGAGGTAAAAACAATGCCGTTATACGGGGCAGTTCAGGGCGGGTCTGTGGGTTTCGACATAACAGACGTGACCGAACCGATAGACGCAATAGACACTCCAAGTTGGCTCAACTCAGTGCCAGACGCCTACGCGGTATTCGTTACCGGCACATCGATGACGCCCAGGTTTAACCCGCGCGAAGTCGTTTACGTCCACCCACACCGCCCATATCGAGAGGGTGATTGCGTGGTGGTGCAGCTCGCCGCCAACGGACGCACCCACGCGATCGTCAAACAGTTCGTTGAGATTACCGACACGCATGTGGTTCTGCGGCAGCACAATCCTGAGCGAGAATTGAGGCACAAGCTAGACGAAGTGTCCGCAATTCACACCATCGCCGGAAGTTACTATTCGTAGAATTTGACTTACTAAAGGTAATTCCCATATATTCCTCTCCATGGACAATCTGGAGAGAGAATATGCGCACTTTGATAGACGGCTTACTATTTTTCGCATCGATGGCGATGATCTACATCGCATTCATTTTTGTCGCCGCATCTGACGATCGCCTCTGGGCGAGCTGGGTGCAATGATGAAGCCGGCGCTCATCGACGTTTACGAGGCGGCCCAAATGCTTTTTGGCAGCCGTGATCACAAAGATTACAAAAAGGTTTTGCGGCTCGTTCACGCCGGCGCGATCGCGCACGTGCCAGACGGCAAGCGCTATTGGATAGTTCGCAGCGCAGTCGAGGATCTCGCATGAGCTGCGGCTACTGTGCTGACCTTGGCTACACGCAGGATGGCGCGATCCTCACCGATTGCGTCAAGTGCGGAACGCCTGACGCCATCAACCCGTCACACTATCTCAAAGGCAACAAAGAGGTCTTTGATTATATCATCGATGCGACGCGCGATCTGCCAGGCGATGAAGCGGTGATGGTTGGCAACATTATCAAATACGTCAGTCGATACCGCGACAAGCATCCCAACCCACGCACAGATATCGACAAAGCGAAATGGTATCTGAACAGGCTGCGCAACTTGCTGATCGCCAAAGAGGCCGAACGTGAGTCGTAAGAACACGAGCACCGTCAAAATCAAAACGGACTTTGGCTCGTTTTTTGTTCACGTAGAAAGCAACGCCGACATGACAGGCGCGTCCGGTGTGTGGGTTTCTAAAATACAGAAGCTTGATGACAGCTCTATCGACAAGCTCGTCAACGAGATCATCGAGGGCGTGCATCAAGGCGTCAAAGAGCTGACGCTGTGATATGGCGGGCGTTTGTGTTTTATCTTATGCCGTTAGCGGTAGGTACTTACATCATATTGGATACTACGATAGCGCTCAATAATTGCAGCGAAACGCTGCACGTCTGGCGATCGGACTATTACTTCTTCCCTCGGAACCCGTGACTGACGTGTAGCTAAGATCTTGGGCGCAGTTTTCGGGCGCCGCTTAAAGTACTTTTGCATCGCTAGTTCAAAATTCTCACACCCACGGCATACGAGCTTCAGCCCAGCATCCGCGCTGCCAGGCGCCACCAGGAGCGCCACCAGGACGCACACAGCGGCGCGATGCTTTGCCTTGCGTGTATACACCTTCCGGCTGCGCACAACCTTGTGGCCTAGCGCGCGGCGCCACTTCCACGCAGGATCTCGGGGGGTGCATTTAATACCCCCCTTTGGATTCACCCCTGTCATCCCCGCGCCCTCCGCAGACGCTCAGCAATATCCGTATCGCGCCGCGCGTCCTCCATCCAGTGACCGTATTGGCGACGGGTGAAGCCAATATCTTTGTGGCCCATCAGCGTCGTTACCGTCGCGTCCGCCTCTTGCAGATCAAACAATAAGATCGACGCGAAGAAGTGGCGCAGCGAGTGCCACGTAATGCGCTCGACGCCGGCGTTATCGCAAGCGATGTGCAGTCCGCGATTGCGCCAATTGTCCACGCTGTCCATTGCGCCGGTCGAAGTCGGGAACACGAGGTTATTGACCCGCTGCTCGATCGGCTGCGCCAGCTTCCACGCGCGCAGCTTTGCCAACAGATCGACGTCGATCGGAATGCTGCGATGCCCGGCCTTAGTTTTAGCCGCACCCACAGAGCCGTCCTTCTTGCGTGCGCGGCGCACATGCACCAGGCCACGCTCAAAGTCGATGTCCTCCCAGGTAAGGGCGATCTGCTCGCCGGCCCGCAGCCCGGTCCACGCAGCGAACTCGATGACGAGGGCGTGGCGGCCTGAATGCTCGACAATCACGTTGATGATATCCACCGACAAGCGGGCGGCCAGGGTGTCGGCCGTCTCAGGCTTAGCCGGCAGCGAAATCTGTTTGCCGGCAACTGGGTTCACCTTCAGCGCCTCAAGCAGCACGGCGTGTTTGAGAACCTGACCGAATGTAGTAAAGATGTTGGCTGCCGTCTTATGCGCGCGGCCTTCAAACAACGCCGGCACAAGCGTCAACTGGATAGGCCCAGTGCGGAGATCCGCAACCCTGGCACCGCCAAGCGTCGAGCTGCCGAACGGCAGCGCAATCAAATGATCGACGTTGCAGCGCTTGTTTGCGAGTTCGCCATTGCTGAGATCGCCGCGCCGCACTCGATCTGTCTCATGCTCGATAAATTTGGCGGCGATCGTCGCGAAGGTTGGTGATGTGTGGCGGGGGATAAATCCGCCAGATTGATGCTCAGCAATTGCATGCTCAAGCAGTGCGATGGCTTCATCAAGCGTGCCGCGCTTTGGTTCGCCGCCGCCATACTTGCGAAGGTTAACGATGTAGCCGTTATCGCGTTTGCTGTAACGGATGCCGGTGGGTAATTTACGTGCCATTGTTTTGCTCTCTCTGTTAACCCTGAACTGTTACCTATAGTAAGTATTTCTTACTAAACATCAACAACAAAATGACCTTCAGGATATTTTGCGGGGATTTTATGTGCGGGGGTTTTGCGGGGACGCATAAAAAAAGGCCTAGCCTGTTAGGGCTAAGCCTTTGATTTTATTGGTTGCGGGGGTCGGATTTGAACCAACGACCTTCAGGTTATGAGCCTGATAGATGCCCTTTGCGGGGCCAAATAAAATCAACGGCTTAGCGCGAGACACTAGTATAGCCGCTGCTTTTTGAGGGAACCAGTGGGAATGTGCGGGAATGCAGGGGAATGTGTGGGAAAGTTTTTTTGCGGGGAAAACGCGGGGGAAATCCCAACCCTGAAGGTCACTCCTTCGCCGCGCGGATCTTATCGCGGAGCGTGCCGTAATCCATAACGAAACGAGCGATGGCTGAGCAATTTTCGCTCACAGTGTCCCGCGCGCAGGGCGGCCCCAGCCTTTCGAATTCGTCCGCCGCACGCACCTGGATCTCGCTCGTGTAGTCCACGATCGGCGGCGTGACGATCACCGCTTGGCCCTTCTCAGACGTCAAAAAATCAAAGTAGGCGCCGGTTACTGACGCAGCGGCACCGATCGAACTACCAACGGCTGTTACGCAACCGCTCAGCGGTATAATGAGGAGGCTTGTCATTAACAGAATCCATACGCTGACGCGCCTCTTCAACGACTGCCGCCTGCTTTGCTTTAGACAATGCCCGCGCCAGGAAGAAGGCGGCAGCGGCGGCAACCGCTGCGCATCCCGCGACAATCCAAGCACTCACGAGTCGCCTTTCTCGCGCATCGCCATCGATGCGATGCCGGCCACGCCGCCAACCACAACAGTGATTTGCGTGAGCATCTCGCCGGGAATCGAAATGCCAACGGCGGCGAGCAAGCCGGCGAGACCGGCCATGGTCGAAGGTTCCCGCAGGCGCTGTAACAACATTTGAACTATAGCCATAGTAGTCTCCTCAATATGACCAGATCATTGGTCGGTTAGTTGTGGTTGAGTCGAGATGGATAAAACGCTTGGCGCCTTTTTGCTGAATGCCAAAACCAGTGAACCGCCCATCCATCAGGGCTAGGCGCAACAAGCGCACGGCGTCCGCCCGACTGACCGAAATATCGACGGCCTTCCCGGTATTGTGTGTGCCAGGCTTCGCCTTGCGTTTTTCGACCCTATGCTCCGCACAGCGGTAACCGCTCGACGGCGTCATGGGCCCGAACTGGTTGCGCAGCTCCTGGAGAGCGTCCATGAATTCGGAATCCATGTCGCATTCTCCGCAATGAGAGCATGCGAACTCTTTGCGACTGAAATTCGGGTATCTGTCCCAATTCTCGATCATATTTTTCTCCCAAAATCGGGCAAACGGCCGCATTCGCGTTGTGCGCCTCGCACATGCGTTTTGCTACCATTTGCTTGTGATGTATCGAAATGATGCGCCAACGCGCATCAGCGGGCTTTAAAACGACCCGTTTTTAATGCTTCGACCCGCCGTTCATGCGATCGCGCAAGCTGTTCACAAAATCCCAGATTGCAGTAGTCTGCTTGCGCTCCACGTCCATTTCAGCGCGCAGCGTTGTAATTTGCTCCGCCTGGAGTTGCGTCCATTTGCTGTATCGGAGCATTTCCATTTGCAATTGGTCGATATCTTTTCGCATTTCTGAGAGCTGCGCATACGATCTGGCCGCGTGGAATATCAGCGCGCCGATCAGAAGCAACTGTTCCCAGTATTGAGAAATTACGGTTTCCATTTTTTTGCCTCGGCCCAGGTAGCCGCCTCACAACCCTCAACAAAATGCGTTGCGGACAAGCTAGTATTTTTGCCGGTGATGGCTTGCGTGTTGCGAAACACCACTCGGCGAACCGGGAGCGCAACGAGTGCGATCACGTCGCAAAATTCGGTCGTCACGCGCCATTTGTTTTTGCTGCCTCGGCTCGTTGCCCATCGAAACATCGTCGGGCGTTGCCGATCACGCGCGCCCGCAGTCTTAACCTCGACGCGATAAAATCCTTCGTCGTAACAGAGGAGGTCGCAACCGGCGACCGGCGACCACATCGTCTGCGCGCCGAGTTCTACGAGTGCAGCCGCCGCGATGAATTCGCCAGCAAGTCCGGTGGTGCTTTCGCAAAACTTTATCAGTGGTCGATCACGGCTTGGTCGGCCAGCTTGGATTGGCCGGGTCGGAGGTGTTGGCCGGGAGATCACGCAGGGCAGCCCGGTAATTTTTGCGCTCGTCGCTCATTGTCAGATCGCTCGACGCCCACCAGTCACATTCGGCAAGACGGCGATTTCGCTCCGATCTGAGAGATTTCATTGCGGCGGCATTTTCGGCGGCGGCTGCAATGTCAGCTTTGAAAACCACCGCACTGCCCTCGACGCGCCAGCCGCTGGCAGAGCCATCAGGGATGTCGCTGATAAAAGCGTCCCGGTATCCTTCAGCTAACATCGCGCTGCGTATTTCATTAGCGGCGTCGTCAGATTCTGCGCGATTTTCTGCGAGGATCACACCGTCCTCGTCATAATCGGCTACAATTATTTTCGTCATGTAATGGCCTTTCTGTAGAGCGCGACGGTGCCGGATTCAAATTGGAAAACATCGCTGGTGAATCGAAATGCGGTCACAGCAACCGCCGTGTCATAGCGGCCAGCGGTGATGTTCATATGTGGGATACTACTACCGTCATCGATAAACATTCTGCCCTGCGAGACTATCTTCGTAGCAGCACCGGGGTCAAAAATCGTCATCTGACCCGACATGAACTCGTTGTCTGAGTCGCCGCCAATTGTGCCCATATTCCCGTGGATGCTTATTCCCTTGGTCAACCCGTCACGCTCGGCGGTGACTGTCGTGCTGTCTGTCATCAGCGTCTGATTTAAATATCCGCTCGTTTGGAAAGTGGGGCCAGCGCCTGTGCCGACTTGCAAATGCGGGATATACGTGTCGGTGGAATGGTCTCCGCCGAGATTGCAATTGCGGAACACAAATTGGTAATCGTAACCGCTTTCGACCGTGTGACTGAACGTCATCGCGGAATTGTTGCCGGTTTTCGTTTCGACATGCGACCAGCCGCCCGCCGCCGCTTGAAACGTCGGTGCCGCCCCAGCGCCGTTGCTTGTCAGCACTTGACCGCTGCTGCCTGTCGCAACGTGCGCTGGGTTGCCGCTTGAGTCGTAGGTAATGAGATTCCCGTCAGTGCCGCTCGCCATCTTGGCAAGCGTTACGGCATCATCGGCGATCATGTCTGTGGCGATTTGCACCTCGCCGAGTGCGCCTGCGCTCGCCGCGCCGAGAACGCGATTGCCAGTCGAG